GAAGAATTGTTTTGCTTCTACAATGTTACATGACGATTTATTGGATTCTATAAAAAGGATCCATTCTGATGCAAGGGATTTACCCTTATGGTGTTCTGTTGATTATGAGGCTGCTACCGATTTATTGAGAAAGGATGCGTCACTTAAGGCCTTTTCTGGTCTCAGAGATTCTCCCTATTTCTATCTCGGTTATTCCTCACTACTCAGTGGTTTAGCTCATTATCCTGATGGATCTTCCATTAGAATAGTTGAGGGTCAGTTGATGGGTCATCCGTTGTCCTTTCCACTGCTTTGTTTGATTAACTTGGCAGTGTATTGGACAGCTATTGATCGTTGGGTTGAAGATTCCGCTTTTCATTTGAGAGGCGAAACCATCCGTTTAGCTAAGATTATGCGATCCAATGTCCTCGTGAATGGAGATGATATGCTTTTTAAGTGTACAAAATCCTTCCATGATGATTACTTCCTTCCCTGTTGTGTTGATGCCGGTTTTAAGATTAGTGTTGGAAAACACTATCTTTCTTCCTTCTTCTGTATGATGAATTCTCAGACATTTATTGAACGTTCAAATTTTGGACGTGCCGAGATGTCTCGAAAGTATTATCTTTCACAGAAGGTTGTCACCGGTATTTCCCTAAAGGGAGGAGAATCAGATTCTACACCTCTTTTGGCCGCTCGCGACCTTAATAAGATGGTGCGACACTTACCATGGACTGCTTGCTGCATTCCTCAGTGTTTGAGTCGCTTCGAGAATCGTTGTTTTGGAAAGTATTTCCGGCCTTGTTGGTATCTCCCTTGTCACCTTGGTGGCTTTGGGTTGGACCCTTCATTTGCTCCTGAGGATTGGTTTAAAAACCTTTCTCGTGTGCAAAGACGAATGGCTTCACAGTTTGTTTCAAAACCTGAGCTACAGCTGTTTTCTCGTGAAGGATTTTCTATTCCTCTCGCGAAATTTGCTGGTGCGGTCTTGAAACCTAAACTTGTCATCGGAGAATATGTTCCCCGTGATTATGAAGAGTTGTTTGATGATGATCCTTGGGTGGCGCGAATCGCTTATGCTTTTCGGGCCACTGGACAGGTGCAAACAGGAAATTCCTGTTCAAACTATTGCCCAAAATTCCTTAAAACGGATTTCCGACTTCATCCGATGACCCTTCGACGAATTTGTGATTATTGGAACGCCCGGTGTTTCATCACAAAGAAATCACCGTGTCCTCCTTTGGCCCCGATCTTTCCTTATAAAGGTCGATCTGACCGTGTCCTTTTTCATTATTCTCGTTGTGTGAAACGAACTTATGG